TGAATATTCGAACTAATCGAAGAATAGGTAGTGTAAACTGTAGAGGTAATTAGCCTACAGGATCAACGATCAATGAGGAGAGGGTGCATGCCTGAATTGGTTGAGGTGTTTAGCCATCAGGAAGCTCAAATAAACACCTGGATGGTTTTGGTAGTTTTCCACCGTAACTAGTTAACTGCCCAAAGGGGTTCATGCCATTAGACCCTACAGTACCGTGATAGGCTAGTCGGTACAATTCCCGTCCTGGAAGCCAGTTCGCTGTAGCAATGGGCAAGTCGTGGTCAGAGGAGACTTAAAAAGAAGTTGACACCTAGATGGGTATATACATCACCCCCACAGTACGTGACTGAATCGCTCATTCTACGGGAGTTATTTTCCAATAGGAATAGATGTGAGGAAGACGACGTAGTCGCGAAGACAACTGTGGGTGACAACATTTTTGGCAGTAATACTTTAAGTGTTTATTGACACGTCGTGAGACGTGGTGTCCGTGTTCAAATCGTTACTTAGAAAAAGATTTTACATTTCAATTTCCTGTCGCGAGATAGTAAGAACACGGGCATTCCCTTTTGATATTTTTTAACATAATCAATATGAAAAGAGAAAAAAGTAAGTTAGAGCTATGGATTGAAAGATATCTAAAAGCCGAGGTAATTGGTTATTCTCAAACAGAGAAGTCCAGGTATTATAGATTTAATACACGTATATTACGTGTGTCGGATCATGTATCTAACTGCTGGAATGGGGATTTATCAATTATTCTAGATTCGCATGATACATTTCATTTTCTTGTTCATGCGGTAAGAACCGGGGAAATATCAGTATTAACGTATCCACAAGTACGGTATTTAATTCGGGCTATTTCTTTATTACCAGCCACTATGCAAATTGGCAACAGTGAACCAAACACTGAAAAACTACCAAAGGACATAAGACGTGAAGTAGTTACTAAACCAGTATCGAAAGACGATTTATTAGATCCACGTTCATTAGTACTTGGTGTTCACATCAGTAAATTCAAACAAGGTCAACAACAAGCTATATTTGGTATGGTTAACAAGGTAAAAGATAAACAAAAGTAATGGTACACTTTGTGTCACAACAAACAGACTGATGTGAATCACTCTGTGTTCTTTACTACAGGCTTGCACAGCGCCTGAAGATTCAGTCAACATGGTATATCGCCTTACGACCATCTCACCTGATGAAAGCTGTGCACTTGGTCCCATCGTCTATCGGCTAGGACAAGAGATTTTCATTCTCTAAAGAGGAGTTCGACTCTCCTTGGGACTACAACAAATATTATTAATTATGTGGAAACCAGGACAACTTGTTACTGTTGGATTTAAATTATGTAGAGTAGTAAAACAGGATGAGGAATATATGGAAATTTATAAAAAATATTTCTCACACCTACCAAGACCAAAAACAAAACTACCAGAAGACTGTTATTTGGTTACACTAGCTTGGAATATAAAACATCCAACAATAAAAAAGGCAATGCAAAGACGCCGTTGTCGTATTAAAAAGTCTATTCCAAGTCTCCTTTATAAAGACTGGGCTGTAACAAATGTTTAACTTCTAAAATTTTATTAAAATGATGGTAACGCTATGGTTTAAACCGGGTGATGCCAAAACGCTGAAATTGGTAAAAGCTATCAAGGATTCTGCTCACATCTCATTGAGAGATGCAAAAGACGCTGTAGAAATACAACGTGTTACGTGTGATAAGAAATACCGGAAAGCCGTAATTGAAGCAATTGAGGCCGTCGGTGGACTAATAGAGTAACTTTTTGTTTAACTTTCTAAATTTTATCAAAGAATGAAGAAAAAATTAAATGTTCTGCAGTTGATTGGCGCAGTCGTAGGATGCGTAATCTTAGCAGGGCTCGTAACCTGTGGCATGACGAGCTGTAAAAACGCCACACTACCATGGGGAGGAGAAAAGACTCCAGCCATCGAAGAGACTGTAGACAGCCTCGTTCAGTTGGCAGTAATGGACGTCATCAACCCATCATTTGAATCAGCCGAACAGGTTGTTGTGTATCGTGATTTATCCCTTGATGGTGAATCAATTGACTCTGTATTCAAATCAATGTCTGAACGTGATCTATTCACAGTATCGTCTGTCGTTATTAAACGATTGGGCAGTGCTACAAAGAAGGACATAGTAGAAGAATATAATAGTCACGCCGATATATATAACAATCTACCCCAGTCAGAACAGCCGACGCAAAACGTAGCGTCAAATGAAGAGGACCCTGGAGCGAAAAAGGACGACGTATTCTCTACTTCCTATCGGTTTCATACGGATACCGTTGATGGACAACCAGTAAAAGTTCAAATTAAAGAAGAAAAGAGTTATGTCAAATAAAGTTCACTGTATCGTTATCATGTATAACGGTAAGGATATACCTGAACAATCATACAAGAAGATCATGGGAGGACTCATGGAAGTTCTTGTTAGTGCAGGAATATGTGTCCCAGAATTAGCCTCAATTACCTATAAGGACACTGAGGGACTTGCTAGTAGTTTAGCTCGCGACATTCTATTGGCCAAAGAAAACAAGGTTACTCCTATAACAGAGGACCCTGTAGAAAACGCTCTAATTTACATCAGCGAAAGGTACCGTAAGGAGTTGGATCAGCCTAACATGATTACACTGATTGTGAAGCTGTCTAACGACCTCCTTGCGCACAAGGAGCAGGTTATAAAAGGTATGGATGGTGACATCCTCTTGATGAACGCTCTTGAAATCGTGTGCACAAACGGTATGAAAAAGTCTATGCTCACAAAGCATAAGATTTCTGAACGTGCTATGAATACCATACGGGACTGTTACGAATTCGCTACGGTTTAGCTATGAAACACGGACAGTATAAGGTAAAAGAGCAATATGGGCGTGAGGAGCAGCATAAGAATGCTGTTCCTTATTCCCGTAAAACAAAGCACAAGAATAACTCCTATCAGGAGATCTATTCATAGTTATAAAAACATTTAGTTATTAACTCATTAAACATTTATCAAAAATGGCAAAAGAAGAAAAGAAGAAGGGTGCAGCAGCATCTGAAGAGAAAGTTGACGGTAAGGGCGCATCAGCCGAGGTTATCAGCAGTAATTTGTTGACTGACAAGGCAATTAAAGCCGCTCTTGAGGAGATTGAGAAGGAGAAGGACGAGAAGAAGAAGGACCAGGCTAAGAAGGCCTTGTGCATCGCCACCTACGTCAATCGTAAGATCCGTCTGCAGTTGCAGCAGCGCCGTCGTGAGGACGACATCACTAAGGAGAAGCTAGATGCTTCTAAGAAGCTGACTGAGCGCCTTATTGGTTTCGAGTGTGAAATCAAAGATGGAGTTCTGGTTCCAACCGATAAGAAGGTTGACGCTAAGGACCGCCTCACTCCAAACCAGTTGGAGGAAGAGACACGAAAGTTGAACGAGGAATTCGACAACAAGTTCCGCGAAAGCACCAAGACGTACGACGAAGCTGTACGTGAGTTGAGAAACTCATTCGAAGGCAGCTATCGCTACTACTTGAACGAGTGGTAATCTTCAACAAGCCAAACATCTTTAACCGTGAGAGTCTTTGAACCAGTACGGGAAAACTAGCGAAACGTTAGCGAGACGAGTTAGCGACTCTGTAAGTGGGACGAAGTAGTTAGCACACATGAATTGACATGTTTATCAAGAGCCTTAGAGCCATGATAGAAGATGATCGCCCAGCTTAGGGTGTAAAATATAAGAGCATTTAGATCAAAAATAAGGGTATACAGAACCACGAGTCTATTCGATTAAAAGAATATATACTTATTTCAAGAATGCAATACGACCAAATTTAGAGCCTTGAGCCAACAGTTTGTTCACCGTATTAAAAAATATTGAGGCTAATAAAACTTGCTCTCTAAGCGTTCGATGTGTTCAAGTGGACCAGCTTATCCATAAGAGTACTAAGGACAGCTCAGAGAGCCTGTAAACGGCCTTAAATCGAATTCTCTGACCGATCACCAGAGGATTCTACACTGTTGCTGAGTAGTAATAACCTTTATACTCAATTTGACAAACAGCAACGAAAGAAATCTCAGCGTGTCCCAGGGGAAGTCGTTCGGACGGGGGTTCGAATCCCCCCAGGTCCACCAACAAAGGAGCTTTTACATAAGTGTTTGCTAGAAGATAGTTTAATCATACGCAGCGTTGTAAGACGTGTGACGGACACTTATAGTATGCCTAGGAAGCTCCTTATTTAATTCGGGCTTGATTGGATTAGACGGCGATAGACAGTAAGACAGTCGTAAGACAAGCGCTCTGATAATAAAAATTAACTGGCAACATAAACGTTGTTGACTATACGGGTCTCCAGGAGGCAGCGTGAAGTCGGTGTGCAGGCTACCTAAGTGCCTGTGTTCAGTGGGTTGGTGCATAACGGTAACACGTGCGGCATGGCCGTAAGTTGCGGGTTCGAATCCCGTGCCCACGCCAATTAATCAACATTGGAAACATTAAAAGCATAATTATATTTATCATCTATCATTTATCATTTAGCGTATGCGCAAAGAGGATTTACGAATTGTGTTTATGGGAACACCAGAGTTTGCGGTGGAGACACTGAAGGTCCTGGTCGAAAACAATTATAATGTGGTGGCTGTGGTGACCCAGCCTGACAAAGCCATGGGCCGTCACCAGACCGAGCTTCAACCATCGGAGGTAAAGAAGTACGCATTGGAGCATAACTTGCCCGTGCTGCAACCCGTAAAGATGAAAGACCCAGAGTTCGTAGAGCAGTTACGCTCGTATCAGGCCAACCTACAGGTGGTCGTAGCCTTCCGCATGCTCCCCGAGGTGGTGTGGAACATGCCGCAATACGGCACCTTTAACGTGCATGCTGCCCTGCTGCCACAGTATCGCGGTGCTGCACCCATCAACTGGGCAGTCATCAACGGCGAGACCCGGACAGGTGTCACCACGTTCTTCCTCGACAAGGATATCGACATGGGGCGTGTCATCATGCAGAAGCACTTCGATATCCCCAATACCGCCGATGTGGAATATGTGTACAACGGATTGATGCATCTGGGCGCCGACATTTGTCTGGAGACGCTAGACCGTATCATCGCTGCCGACGGACATCCTGAGAGCATTCCGCAGGAAAACATGCTTGCCGTAGGCAATGAACTCCATGCAGCACCGAAAATCTTCAAGGAGACCTGTCAGATTAAATGGGATCAGTCCGCCAAGCGTGTCTACGACTTCGTTCGAGGACTCAGTCCGTACCCTGGTGCATGGACGACCCTCGTGTCGCCCGATAGCAAGGAGACCATTCTGAAAATCTTCAAGACCTCCCGCACAACTCTCCGTCAGGGTGAGCCCAGTATGACGGCCGTGACAGACAGGAAACCCTGCATTCGTTGCGCCGACGAGCTGCTGATAATTGAGGAGCTCCAGCTGTCAGGAAAGAAACGCATGAGCGGGCGTGACTTCCTTAATGGTATAAAAAATTTTGAAAACTATAAAATAAAATAAGGTTAAGTGGAGTGCTTACTGGGGCTCGCCTGACACCACTTTAAAAACAAATGCCCCCTAAACACGTCGAGAGACGTTAAATCTTGTGTACAAACACTAGGGATTGCCAGTCGTGAACAATAGTAGCGGCTGGCTTAAACTGGATCATGGTGTAATGGTAACACTACAGGTTTTGGTTCTGTCATTCGAGGTTCGAATCCTCGTGGTCCAACTAAACAGATAGCTAATGAACAAAAACACTGGATATCGAGGGATGTTAAGACATAAATGTCCTCAGATAGTAAATTTTGCTCTCAAATGGTGTAGTGCCAAAGAGAGATGGCTTAATCATACTTATAAAAATTTCGTACATTATGGAGGAAACGAATTCAAGAAAGGCAAATTAATACGTACGGCAAATCAGAATAAAAGACTGATTATTCGTGCACTACTTGGTCTTAACAACGAAGGTAAATCCACACATTTCGATTTTGATAGAAGTATTGATTGGGATGATCTTACCAAAGAAGATGAAAAATTCTGGAGAAATGTATCTGACTGGGTAAGGTGGTTTACTGAGAATTTTATAGATATAAGAAGTACCTATAATACCTCACGCTCTAATGGAAAAGACGAATTCGATTGCAAAGTTGAAATTATTCAAACGTATTTAAAACTAGAGTTGCCGTCAGAAAAAGACGACGAAGAAACGAAAGATAGAAAGTTTACTTACGTGAACAATCTTACTGATTATTTAGTAAACTGTATCGAAATATATAAAGAAGAATGATTCATAGCGTATTTTCCAGTTATGTACCGCTCATGAGAGAAGCGGGTTTAGTTAATCTAACGGACGATTGTCCAATATCTGAGTTGTACAAGGGGCTGCGTATCGCATACAATCAAGGCGCACCGTTTGTATTAAACAATGTGAAGATAATTGCTCCAATTATTGAATGCGAGGAAGATGAGGATGACTATTTTGAAATCCTATACGAATCTTGGAATAATGAAGAATTGAAATCTATTGTGCAATGGATAAACGAGAAGATAACAATAATTATAGGTGATATGGATTATCGAACCATAGGTGTTCGAATACGTATTGCTGATAATATGTTATTAAAACTTGTTAACTCTGGTGCAATGACAAGGAAGCTTTATGATAAGATTCATTACTTTCTTTGCAACAACGTATGGAATGAGGCAAGACTCGTCGCGAACGACGGTCTCCCATTCTAGGGCTGTCCCTTGAGGTAGTCTTTGATGACGGCAGCCCACTATGGTGGAGATGATGGTTCGAGTCCATCCCTATCCTTCGGGTGTGGTAACTCAGTTGGTAGAGTCCACCAACTCATATGCAGCTGGTATCTGTTACAGGAGTGACACCTTAATAACTACCATTAATTTTGTTTTTGGTTATGTCAAAGAATCCTAGAATCACCTCAGAAGAGGTTGGGATAATCAAAAAGGCGCAAGCAGGTGATGAATCTGCATTTAATACACTTTTCTACAGGTATAAAGGATTTGTAGAGAATATACTATTTCAGTATATCAAGGATATGGATGAGGCAAAAGATATTGCTAACATTGTATTTCTTAAAGTGTATGATAAACTCTCGATGTTTAAAGCCTACGACTCTTTCGGTGGTTGGCTAAGAACGATAACAAACCGAACAGCAGTCGATTACCTACGTAAGACGCGAGAACGGCAATTAACTCTTGGTGAAGATGATGGGAGACTACCATCAGAAGAATCAAGATCAGCGGAAGATGATCTGGTCAATCATCTTACGTATGATGCTCTGTTAGCCGAGTTCGATAAACTACCTGAAGTCACTCGTAAGATCTTTAGGTTGTTTTACGAAAATAATATGACTGTAGAAGAAATCGGTGACGCGCTAAATATCCCAACAGGAACTATTAAGTCAACGTTGTCAAGGACACGAAAGCGTATTCAGAAAAAATTAAAAGTTTAACAATTATGATCTCAACTCTGTCAGTATTTGTTCTGATAACCCTTCTCATATTTGCGATAGCACGCATGTGTGAGAGTAACAAGTTATTCTGGACATTACTAGTCCCATTTCTTTTGGGATTTAGTGTAGTGGAAATGTCTCACAAGAGCGACACTACACCAGAAGAGGAGAACATCATTATGCAGGAGAGTCCCACACAGGCAGCTTTACCCTCATCAGATACTTTTATGTATCTTTTGGCAGGTGATTCGGTTAATGCCCCCAAGAAGGAAACTTCAGAACCTGTGAGTCAGGACTCTTTTGCAAATACTAATGTGTTCAAATCTTCGAGTAAGATCGCAGTGAAAACTCGCGATCAACCAGTAGGAACTATCACGCATGATACATCTTGACAGGTGTAAACATTCGTATAGTAGAGCCGTATAAGTACGTGGCCTGGCAAGCTGCATAGTTATTAACTTTATCGTTTTATCAAAAAATGTCAAACAAAAACAAGAATGCTGCTCAGGCAGCAGCACAGCAGCAGCCTGCTCCAAAACCAGCGCAGCAGGCAGAAGAGGATTTCGCAAAGATTGTAAAGACCTCACAGGGAGGTCTGAGTGGAGACAGCAAAGTTCTCCTTGCGAGCCTTATAGACAAGCGTTGGGCTAACAACCCCAACCTTCCCGCAGCTATCGTGGATGGCGCCAACGTATTGGCAAACTCTCTGATGGCTGACGTGATCGTCACAAATATTGCAGAGGGCAAGGAATTATTCGCCCTTATAGTTCGTAACGACGAGCAGAAGTATCTGTCTATTTCAGCTACACTGAATAGCATGGGTATTAAGATGCGCGACTTCAAGTCTCTCCCTTCTCCTTCACAGAAGGAACTCGACGATGCAGGTATTAAGCTGTTACCAGCTGAGACTCGCGTTGTAAAGGTTGAGGCTAGCGACGTCTCAAAGGAGGCAGTTGCTCAGAAGAAGCAGGAGCTCGCTAACGAGAAAAAGAAGCCAAGTAACAGCCCAACAGAGATTAACACCCCTGAAGAGTTGCAGGCATCTCTGCTCGCTCAGCTGACATCTGCTACATTGTCACCAGACAAGCGCATCCAGCACGCCATTAACTTCCTGTCTTCTTACAAGACAATTCAGGCCAACAAAGCTGAGAATAAGGAAGAGGAGCTTGCAAAGATCAAGAACACATCTCGTTCAGCCCTGCTTCGCGAGGTTATCGAGATTGTTGGCACATGTCCGTTCGCTATTAGCGGAATCGGCAAGATGCTGTTCAACACTGTTATTGACACTGGGAGCCCCATTTCGGCATTTTGTCTTTACCGTCGTAGCGCCACCAAATCGACCGGAGAGGTTACAAATCCCGATGACTTCTCTGCCGATATCGTTAAGATGCTTATTACATGGACCTGCAAGACTAACATAGCCAACGCAGAGCACACCATCTCTGAGATGGAGCGCGCCATTAAGAAGCAGAGTGGTAACGCTAAGAAGGACTCTGAGACTACAATCAAGGCCAAGAAGGACGAAATCGAGCTTAACAACGCCATTATGGATGTTGTAAACAACCCATCTATGGAGGTTGTAGACAAGCTGATCGAGAACTACAACAGCGACAAGAAGGACGATGACGATTACAAGACCGCTCGCCGCATCATGAAGAACATCAAGGAGACCTACTACAAGGATGTAGTGGAGGACGACACCAACCGCGACGCTATTCTGGCTAACTGTCAGCAGCATGCAGGTGTTATCGTCAACATGTTCCGCGATGCTCTGGGTACTAACCCTGCCTACTCACTGGCCAACTTGGTAGACATTCCAGCTGCCGCTAAGCCTGCTGAGAAAAAGGAAGGTGAGGAACCAAAAAACGAGTAATGGCAATAGTATCAAAAGTTGGTAGTGCTGTTGTCACAATACTCAATACAGAACTATAAGTCTAACATTTACCAACATTCATAATCAATATGAAAAAGTTACATACCCTCCTATGTGTCGTATGTATGACTCTTCTTGGTGGCTTTATTGCCAGTTTGAAGAACAACGAAGTGAAACCTTCACCATACAATACGATTAGTGCAGCTCCAGTATTACACCTCTCTCCACAGGGGATACAGCTGCCACTTGATCTTCAATTAGATCTGGAGAAAAAGTACAAAAGTGATGAAACCATAAAGGTAATTCACGATACCGTGTATGCGGATTCACCCAACCCAAAGAAGGGTGGAACCGTTAAGCGTAAGAGGAAGTCTACACCTCCTTATGCTAGGGTAAAACGTAACGGCGATAGCATTCCAGCTATCAAACCGGACGTTCCTAAAATAATTGTAGATGTGGGTCGTGAGGAGAACACCACTGACACTATCGGAGCTTCTAAAGCTTCCGTTATCCTTATTGTCGACGGTAAGGAAGTCTACAGACGTTAGTAAACTCCGCAGTGGGGGATGTGTGAGGATTCACACACTCCCCCTCCCCGAAGGGGAACTGGTCAGCTCTATGTAAACGGTCTCATTAGCCGGGAGCGAAAGAGTACATACTTGATCCGAGAATATGTTAGCCCTCTCAAAGGGTGAGAAACTCAAAAGGTAGGATGGAAGATCGCAAATGTGAAAAGTTTGTGGATATTAGGGAAAGCGTTGTATCAACCCTAACACTTATATCAACCAGCATGGTTCTTTATGCCAATGCCAGATTTTACTCTAGGATGCAATGTGGAGATATATGTAAGGAAGACGCATAAGTCGCAAGAAGCGCAAAACGAGCCGTATCGATAGATCTAGGTTTCGAGAGATTACATAGACCTAGAATCACGTTACACGAGTTGCCCATATAATGCCTCCAACAGTATTATATGATGTATCAATTTACTATAGCTGTAGTCTAGTGTTCCACGCAATCCAGGGCGTGTATGAAGGGACGAGTTGGAAATATAAGTATATGTGCCTAGTAGAAGGCTTTAGTCCTTGCCGTTCGATTCGTAAAAAGCTTGCAAAAGAGCTTGTGAGAGTTTAAAATGGTAACTTGTTGATATGCGAGCTGCACTCTTTCGGAGAAGAAGGAGCCGGGGATGGGGTATAGTCTACGCCGTACCGTAACTACGGTCCTCTATAGAGGATAAGAAAGTATGAAAAACAACCGATGAGCTTTTGGTCGTTTATTCGGGATATAAAAGAGAAAATGACCGCTAGATAGATGCAGTATCTATGGCGAAGTAGGGCCTAGAGGCTTGAATGCCACGCGAGTGAAGTCCGCGAGTAAGACTATTCTAAAGTTATGAAAGACTATGGTAAGCGATAGTCAAGTAATATAGATTGGAGATGTACCAGAGGAAATGCTGGAGTCGAAGGATGACAACCTGATAGTCAAACAAAGTTTATAATTATTTAGAGAAATAAGGGTCGATTCGATAGATATACATACCAGTATATTTGGAGATCGCTCGGCTGTACTTTATACAAAGATGATAATACAACTGTAACTTGATATACTATAATCTACGAACCCTGTAGGTCGATATACTGAACCTATATATCGTAGAAGCGGTATTTCTCGATTACTAAGATAAGTTGTATGAAGATAATTGGGTATAGCGTAACATGTTTAACAAAAATTGATGTCCCTCTATGAAATCCATTACGTTATATAATCGGGTTAGAATCCGCTACCTCTCGTTGTATGAGAAGGAATAGCCATTTTGGACGTATGATAGAGAAATCGAGTGCCAACCGTTTCTGAGAAGCAAATAGACAAGGTATACCAAGTTTGGGTACAGACAGCAAATCTGTATGATCGGCTTAGGATACGAAGTCAATATACATTTAATCGATGGGCAGCTTATCGCGAAGTGAAATCACCTCCCTGTCTCGGAGGGGTAAAGGAAATAGAGGTAACAAACCGTACAACCAGTTGCATTTGGGATAGTTTGTGAAACTAGGACTCGACGAAGCGAAACATTAAGTGGGTGACAAGAAGCGATGTATGAGGTGGAATTCCTCCAGTATTCGCGCACTATAAACAGAAGACAGCAGCAAAGCTGAATGCACAACAAAAAGCCGTAGGGTAGTTGGTTATGGAGCCAATGGACCGTCCGATAAAGAAACGTAGCATGTTCACGTAGAAACACGCATTTGTCGAAATCATGCAGAGCACAGTTTATTAGCTTCACGTTAGGCTCTATAAATAATCGAAATATGAAACTAATATCGTAGTAGATTCAGAAAGCTATAGGGAAAATACGCTGAAGAAGATATTACGCATACTTTTTGGACCACAAATTGGGTTTAGTAAAATGTTCTACGAACCGTAGTCCTTGGGAAATGCGGCCAACGAACAGATGAAAGTACTCAATTCATGTAAATTGAATATTAACATAACGCTTAGTAGATTTTATGTACGAAAACATAGTATCAAAGTTTGTGATTTTACTAAAGATAGAAGAATCTTCTAATGACGGGCATGGATGATTCTACCGTTGAATCCCCGTATACTGATTGAGCTTCAAGTGATGGAATATAAAGGTATACTAGCTAGAAAATACTCTATTAATAGTTAAAAAATTGCTCTTATAAGAACGCATAAAGATACAAATAAAAATCAAACAGCAAACATTCACAGAGCCTTTGAGCCAGAATGCCACTTTTTACTCAAAGGTAACGCGGCTGCCTAAGAATGTCGCTAATATTAATCTTATCGTTAGTTAATCAATAACGATATCAAAAAGGATAAGAAACAAAATGAAAGTAATTGACGTAAATGTTGTTCCACCAGTTGTGGCCAACAATGTACAGCTGATCAGTAAGATCGCATCTAACGCAGGTAAGCAGTTCTTTAAGGTTGAGGTACGCCACGCTTGGCAGGGCGGCCAGGAAGGTTTCGAGCGCGACAAGAAGGCAATCGAGACTGGCGAGAAGAAGGGTTTCATCCTGAATCGTAGCCCAAAGCGCCTGCTCGCTAAGAACTTCCTCATCGCCGGTGTAGTCCTGGTTACGGACAAGCTCAACGACGACGAGATCGGTATAGCTATCAACCCACACGAGGATGGCTCGTGCGATCTGTTCCTTCCATTGGAGGAGTCAGTGATCAAGAACATGGGTAAGACCACATCTGAGGCCATCGTTGAGGCTATCAACGGTGAGAAGGATCACTTCTTCCTCGACGGCACTACCCTGGTTAACCTGATCAACACTCGCATTAAGCGCGAGGTTCAGTACCTTGAGGCTCATATTGCCGCTTGTCAGAAGATGATCGTTACTCTGAAGAACGACATCTCTAACAACGAGAACAAGGCAAAGACCGCAGAGGAGAACTGGATTAAGTCTGCTCTGAGCCAGAACGAGACCATCTCTGGTGAGGGTAAGGTTACAGGTTTCACTGTTAAGAACACAACTGAGGAATAGTAGCTTATGAAACGTGCCCTTTCTACCGGTGCATTATGTTTGATGCACTACCTTATGGCAAACGAAACGATTGCTAATAAGGTTATGAACGCAAATCATGAGAAAGAGGGCAAGCCATATGCAATTTACAATATCACCAAAAGTGGTACTGTAATACTAGGAGAAACCCGTTATCGACTGTGGAATATGCTGATAGGATGTCAGCACAAACTTCCATTCGAGACATGGGCGCTCATTGTGTGGGATGCCCTTGTAGACCTTTCAAAAGGCATTAATGCAAAAGCCTTGGAAGAAGGGTTGAGCACAGAAATTGCTACAAAAGCACAACGTGACGGAGATTATGAGTGGGTAGTTGCACGACTTTGCGACGCTTTCGATTTCGTATGCAATAACAAAGGTGGCGCGTCTTCCGAGGGAGACCAGAACAAACATGGTTCAAGCGCATCTGAGCGAACTGTTATCGTAAATGGAGAGCCTGTTGTCGTCAACATTAATGCCGACGGTCTTCGTAAATCTTACAAGTTTCCAGATTCAACAGGAAAGCTTGCTCTGAAGTTCGACATGGGAATAATTGGAGTAGATGTAGTACGCTAATTACGCTGAGGCGTATAAGTACGTTTGCCGAGGCAATAAGTACTATTTGTACGAAGTTTACAATAATTGTTTTTGCTAGAATAGAAGAGAAAACATTTTCATAAAACTTATCCCATTGGTTATACACCTGAGGGTGCTTGGAGGCGGAGAACTGCGGTCCTCCCCTCCTGGGGATATTTTAATGTATTATGGTTCGTCACCATTTTACGTTACGTAGGTAGATGATAATTCGAGCTAATATTAACTTAAATTTTTAATCAATATGACTACAAAATCAGTATCAATCAAGTTTAAGGCTAAGAATATCATCAACATTCGTGAGGAGATTTGCAAAAAGAAGAAGGATTATTGGACTAACATCCGTAATACTAATTTGCTCAGCACGAAGGAGGTCAAGGAAGGTTACCGTAAGTATGACCTCAAGTCTCTGTATAACGAAATTATGCAGATGTCTGATAAGCTCGTTTATATTAAGGGTATGCTTGCAACTCTGAATATGGGCCAGACAAAGTTTGACAAAGACGCATTTAAGAAGACAAACAATTATAGTATTTTTATGTATACTGAGTATATGGAGGCAATTGCCCAGCTGAAGATGATTCCTACTCTTGACCCTGCTACTAAGGCCAAGAAGGGTGGTGCAGCTAAGATGGGTAAGAACGAGGTATTTACCTCTGCTAAGATTGCTTCGCTCATTAAGGAGCTAAATCTGAAGGCTATTAAGTTTAAGAATAATCTTGAGACCTTCAATACCAACACGGAGATTGATCTCGGCAATAGTTCTGAGATGTTTAAAAACGATGTCACAGCATAATATACTATATGACTAGAAGATGGTGCGCATTGTGACAGGATGCGAGCGGATCGTTCCCGCGCTAGTCTGCAAATGAGGCTAAAACATGCCGTTTAAACCGTTTATTTCCCTCTGGCAATTAATTATACCACTACAGCCTCAAAGTGGCTTAAATCGCCTTAAAACGGCCTTAAACGCAATTGTTTAACATTTAATCCGTTATCAAAATGGCTAAAGAAACTAAGAAAGCAGAAGAGACTATTAAGGATGTCAAAACTGCACGAAAAATACAGTTCACAGAAGATGAGCTGCGTCGAAAGAAGAACAAATCACTTAAACAGTGTCCTTACCGCATAGTACGCGTATGGGATGCTGAAAAGTTGAAATACGTTAAGCAGAAGGTCTATCGAAAGAAGACTACACTGACAAAAGCAGAGCTTAAAGCTCGATTCAAGCCTACTCCTATTACCATAGTGAAGAAGGCAGAACATACAGTTCACAACAAGACTATTGAAACACGGCCAAAGGTTACACACCACTATATCGGCTTAACAATGAGACGGCGTTTGGACTGGGATCAAGAGTCACTAAAATATAAAATGGTGGCATAGTACTAACATTTAGACAATTATCAAAATGAGTCAGAAGAAAATAAATACACCTACAGGTAAGGTAAAAACTAAGGTAGTAATGGAAGCACGTCGTAAGGCGCGTGAGGAGCAAGATCGCAATCGTCGCGTTAATCGCATGATACGAGTGTGTAAGCTCCGTGGTATTTCTGAAGAGGATACCAAAAAATATGTAGAGAAGCTGGTCAAACAGCTCAATGCACCAAAGAAGTACGCCATTCATGTATTGTTTGACGTAGGCCAGAATGGTAAGACGTCTCTAGCCAAGATGGCAAAGGAGGCCATACTCAACAGCAAGATTAAGTATAAGATACTTACTGACTCCTGGGCATTTATAGAAGGTGACCAGGAAGTTCTGGCTAAGTTGCGAGAAATTCTTCCAATAATGGCTAAGATATATCCTTATGCCATGAAACCTGAGGCTATTCTGCCACAGAGCGAGCATACGCCAAAGAAGCCTACTAACAACTCTAAGGAGAAGGCTGCTGAGGCTAAAGCGCATCGGAAAGCACTCAACAAGAACCTTGGCCACAACGTTAAGTCTGAGGCTAAGTGTCGTGTTGAGGAGTTTATTCGTAACTTCCGAGCAGCAAATGCTGCTAGAAAAGCAGCACTTAAAGCGTCTCACAAGGCCGTTCGTACGGCTTCTGATACAAGTGTACGTCTGAAGGGTAAGAAGCGCTCTAAGAGCGTTAAAATGGCCCCTACGGCAATTAAGGAAGCTGCATAAAGGAAGGAGGTTATTATGATACGACACAATGCTCGCAAAAAGAAAATTCAACGAAAAAAAGTGGCGTTTATTGCATCGGTAACTCGTGCAAAAACCGTTAAGAATACTAACAAGAGTATTTCTCCTGTGGTACACCACAAGACAGTTAAAACTGGAATTCCTCCGGATAAGATTATTACTAATCCGTTTACAGGCCACGTGTTTGTAATGACGAACCCACACCGAATAACTGGAGACAAGTATGGCGTAAGTATAGTTGCTTACAATTGGGTTCCAAGGAATAAGTATAAGGCACATCCACAGCCTACAAAGCGATATACGAAGCACACTAGTCCTCCAAAGATGAATCGTGTCTTCTATATGGAGAAGCTTGTCCAGTACAAGCTATCAAAGTGGATGGCAGATCATCCGTGCCCAACAACTATGTTTGCAGAGCAAGTTGAAGAGTGGAATGAAAAGAAGCTCTCAGCAGAGGAACGCATGCGAGATTTCGTTATCTCAGCATACACTAAGCTTCCATTAATGGCGAGATTCAAGATTTCAGAAGAAAAGTATACTCCTGGTTACTCAATTAAAGTGGGCGAGTTGAAAGACAAGCACCATGAGTTGGTAGGTGATATTCATCCAATCCAACTGAATTCGAAGAAATCGCCGCTTATGAAGAAAGCAAAACAGATTACGAATAGCATATACGCTAAGCATCCCAATCTTGTTGCTGTGAATCTTTTAGACCACAAACACGAGAAAGGTCGCTTAATACTGCCAGATAAAAAGCTGGCTGCGTAATCACAACCAGGGTAGAGCACCAGGGATGGTGTAACGTACGGCGAAGGGACTGCGACAAGCAGTGACAGCGTTGGGGAGGCCGTTTCTCCCCTGCCCACTACATTGAATCTACTATAATACACAGTAAAGCCTCTACGAAAGTACGTAACTGTGTATTTGCTATCCCCAAATGGGGTGGTACTGTACTACAGAGAATGTACTTCATTACAAAACGGAGTGTCAAGCGATTTGGCGGTACGGGCTATTTATGAACTAAGAACCACAGAGTCATGATCATTAAAGGAGCAGTAGTAAACGTCTATGACGTCGAAACGTTTCAAAACTGTTTCCATGTTGCTGTTAAAGATACAGAGACAGATCAGCTATATAAGTTTGAAATTAGTGAGAGAGTCAACCAGTTGAGAGAGCTGGTTGACTTCTTTTACTATAAGAACGGAGATGATGTAACTCGTATGTTCTGTGGTTATAATAATCATCACTATGATGATGTTATAATCAACTATATAATAGACTTCTATTATAAGTTAGAACAACTACCATTTTGGAGAGTATGTCAATCTTTATTCAATCTGTCAAATACAATCATCACAGCAGAGGACGGAGACACAAGTAAGTTCAAGAAATGGAAGTATGCAAATTATTTCTATTCTATGGATTTACTAACTATGCAATTCTCAAGAAAGTTACGTGTAGGTCTTAAGACTATGCAAGTAACTATGCACTATAGAAATGTGCAAGAGTACGATGGAGATTTTGGACTGCCGTTACCAAAGGACCGAATCGATGAAATGATTGCATATAACATAAACGATGTTGAATCTACTACAGAATTGCTAAACAGATTGCAAGACCAAATAGAGTTAAGATTGTTTATTGAACAAGAACACGGTATTGACTGTCTTTCTATGGACAGTGTTAAGATGGCAGAGACCTTCCTACTCGAAAAGTATTCCGAGAAGTCAGGTATTCCTAAAAATGTTATAAAGGAAATGCGTTCTCCGATGGATTATATCCCATTGAAGGATGTTATTCTGCCGTTTATAAAATACAAAAATCCAAAGTTACAGAGCGTCTTAGAGGAAATGAAGGAACAGGTAGTTTACTCTAAGGAGCGAAAGGGCTACGAGAAGAAGTTCGTTCTCTCGAATGTGGTGTATTCTATAGGTGTAGGTGGTATCCACACCATCCACACCCCTAAGATATTCCTCCCAAAAGATGACGAGGTGATTGGGCACGCTGATGTGGCGTCAATGTACCCGTCCTTGCTCATTGAGTATCAATGGGGTCCTCGTCATCTGGGAAAATTATTTTGCGATCTATTTGCCGGATTGAAAGTCGAACGACTAGAAGCAAAACATACAGGTCAGAAAGTTAAGAACGCGTTCCTGAAAATTGTGCTTAACTCACCTACAGGCAAAATGCAACAGGAAGTCAGCTGGATGTATGACCCGTTCAACGTGTTTAAAATACGTATAAACGGCCAGTTGATACTTCTTTTGCTCGTAGACAGGCTTTTGGAGCTTGGGTGTGAAATCATCCAGTGCAACACCGACGGCGTTGTCTACAGGGCTAAAAAAGGCCTTACAGAGGATATTTCGAGAGCTATAAAGGAAGTGGAGAGCCTAACGCGCTTGGAATTCGAATCTGACGAATATGAAGCTTTCTATCAGTACGCTATTAATGACTACTTTGGTGTCTTAAAAGATGGTACTATAGAAGAAAAAGGTATGTTTATCACCAAAAATAAGCTAGGCAAAGGCTTGGCCCCGGTAGTAATACCGAAGGCGGTGATAAACTACTTCACTAAAGGAGAACCTATTGAGGATTTCATTAAATCTGATAGAGATATCAAAGATTTCTTAATGTCCCAACAAGTCGATAAGAAATTTGAAGTGTGGCACGGTAATCATCGAGTGCAGCGCATTAATAGGTTCTACGCAAGTACTAATGGAGAATATTTGTTTAAAATAGATAACGAAGGTAAACAAAATAATATGTTAACGAAGTCGGGAGTAACAATCCTGAATACGTTATATGATGCTACTGTGGATGGTAAACATATCAACTACAGGTACTATATCAGTGAAGCAAAAAAGATAGCTGCCGACTTCACTGAACAGCAGCTAGAATTATTTTAGTAACCGACTTAGAACCTAGAGTCAACAGTATGATTATTGAAGTAAATACAAAGCTCCTGGATGCATTCCCGGAGTTAAATTCAAGTCAACTATTGTTCCTAAGTATGATATTGGATAAGAATCAACTAAAATATCAAGACGTCCGCAAAATTGTCAGTCTGATTAGCGACGATGATATATCATACTTAGTTTCTCAACAGCTAGTAACCACGATGGAGAGTGGTGAGTCAATTACATATCAGGCCACGGATAAGCTTACAGATGCTATATCTACGGAAAAGAATTATTTCGATTTATTCTATGATATGTACCCAGTATATGTAATGCGTTCCGATGGAAGCAAATCATATTTAAGAGCGAATGTTAACAAGTGTCGTCATTTCTTCAATGCTAAATGCGGAAGAAGTACTGCAATGGCGGAACATATAATCAAGTGTTTGGATTTCGAAATTTCGAAGCGTATGCGCGAAGGAAGTCTGGGCTATATGATGACTATGTGGAACTGGTTAACAAGAAGCCAATGGGAAGCTGTAGAGGAGGAAATGCAAGATACAGAAAAAGAATCTGTAAATACTTATGGAACAGAACTTATCTAACGTTGTAAGACCAATACGAGTCGTGGCTCAAGAAGCCATAAATTATATTGAAGGTCGTAGAAGTCATAATGTTACATCGCTAAAGACTAGATGGAAGAAGTTCAATAAGCAGTGTATGGGAGGTATTGAACCCAATACCATTATTACCATAGCTGGTATTTCAGGAACTGGTAAATCGTCGTTAGTAAATACGATGATGACCGATTTAGTTGATTTGAATCCTTCTGACGAAGTAATTATTCTTAACTTCTCATTCGAGATGGTTGGATTTAGGCAAGTAGGAAGAACGTTATCCAATAAGCTGAGGAAAACGACTTCCACCTTGTATAGTTCGGAAACGGACCTCGACGACGATACCTTCAGAAAAGTCGTCAATGTTTCTAACCAGCTAAAGGAGTATCCTATCTACTTTGTAGATAATCCATGTACTCCCACGCAATTAGGAGAAATTATACAATCTTTCTATGACCAGTATGTAAAAGGTACTGGTAAACATTTTGTGATTATTCTTGATCATACACTGTTGGCTAAACCTATTGGCACACAGTTGGAAACGATAAGTGAGCTTGAAAGAGTACTAATACAAACCAAAAAGCTACCACTAACATCGGTGATCCAGATTGCGCAAATGAATAGAAATATTGAACAGCCAGAAAGAATCAACAACTCGTTGGGCCATTACCCAATGAGAAGTGATTTATCATCATCTGACGCAGTTTTTCAGGCCAGTGATTATGTCATGGTTCTACAGCGACCAGAGATATTGAACATTCAGGAATACGGTCCCAATCGTCTACCTACACAGAACAAAGTATACATGCACATCTTGAAGAATCGAGATGCAGGAAAGCCATGTATCCTCGAATTTGAGAACGACCTAATGTACAACAATTTGATCGAAAGTTAATGCTCAGGTGATAGTATTAACATTTAACAGACTGAATATTATGACAAAGACTTTCACTTTTGAGACTAAGAAGTTTAACACCAATAAGATTATTAATGACGGTTTCTTTGGGAGTAGTGGCGCGACTTATTTCAAGCCAAACTACCATAAGATTATTGATGATATTATTATTGACGGTGTAAAGGAGAAGAATAGTTATCT